TACTTTAGAAACTAAAATTACATCTGATACTGACACTGAAATACAAAATACTTTAGAAACTAAAATTACATCTGATACTGACACTGAAATACAAAATTCTAGCATAAATTCTTCAAATGTTTTTAATAAACTTACTGAATTAAAGCATCTTTTAGATAATCACTTAATTACACAAGAAGATTTTGATAACAAAAAAACACAAATTCTTGAGAATTTATAATTATTAAATAATTTTATTAAATAATTTTATTGTAAAATAAATAGACAAATAAATTTGATTAATAATATTTATTTATTTTTTATATAAACAAATGTCAGATCATTTAGCTAACGTCACTGTGGGCATCACCGCTCATCCTGTAGGCGAACCACCTTCCTCTAGAATGCCCTCAAGCACTGGTAGACTTGGCCCTTCAAGTGAACTTGAATCATATTTAGATATTAAAAAAGTAATTTCTATACCTTTTTTAGGATTTCAGTTTGAATTAACATTTGGTATAAATAATAAATTTATATGTTATAGAGTATTCGATCAAGAATCAATTTTAAAATTTTTTGGAATTGATTTTTCATGTTTTGAATTTAATAATTATCTAAAACAACAACAAATAGAGATAAAAAATATAACAAGTAATTTTTTATATAAATTAATATGTAAATCTGTTAATACATATCTTAACAATAATCAAGAAAATAAAATTACTGAATTGACAAATAATATTTCTAATTTAAATATATTTAATGAATTTATTAATTTTATTATAAATATAAATATAAATAATATAAATTCATTAAATACATTTGAACAATATCGAAGTATGTTTATACAAAAATTAAATGATTTGTCTATATTACCTGAAAATATTATTTCTGAATTTAAATTTATTCTTAATATAAGTATTAGACAATATGTTCAAAATTTATTAGAAAATAATAGAACTATTGAAGACTTTTGGAAACCAATCAATATTCATATATCAAATGAAGATTTTGAAAAAAACATTATACATACAAGAATGAGTAAAAAATTACAAATTAAATTATTATGCGATAATACATGCACTATTTGTCTTGAAACTATTAGACCTAACCAGATTACAACTATTTTAGGATGTAGACATGTATTTCATAAAAAATGTGCTAAAGAATGGTTTACTCAAAAATGTAATAAGCCAGTATGTCCTTCTTGTAGAAGCGATATACGGAAAAACAAATCTTTTAATTCTAAACTATTTTAGAAGGTGTGTCTGTAATTCTATTTTCAGGTAATACATATTCAATGTCTAAAAAATTAAATATATCTAATTCTGATTCAAAACAATTCTTTTCTATTTTCTTAAATATTTCATCTTTAGATACACTTTTTTTTGTAAATTTATTCGATAAACAATATTCATTCATTGAATATCCTTTATCTAGTGCTATACTTCTCATTTTAGTATTAAAACCTCCTGAACCTGTAAAATATAATTGTGCAAATGCATATTCATCTGGATTACACTCTATTATATCTATATGTCTATATTTATCATATCCTTCTATTTTTGATATACCCATAAATTTTTTACTACCGTCTGCTAATGTTTCCTTTATTATATTTTGTTTTTTTAAACAAAATATAAAATCTTTTCTTGCATCTTTGTTATTACTTGAAATTAAAACATCTATATCACCTGATGTAGCCATATTTCTTCTATAACTACCATTTATTGAAAAATTTATATCTAAATTTAAAAATCTTACTATACTTTTTAACACATTATTATAGTCATCCATCTCTTTTTTGGGTATTCTCTCATTTAAATCATCATAATATTTTAATCCTATTTTCTGTTTATTATGAAGAATATTCGGGGTTTTTATTATCTGTTTTTGTAAATCTTCTACTGTAATTAAATTGTATTTATTATATAATTCAAGTGCCTTCTTTATACCTATTGAATATACTTTTGTTAAATTACTTACTGATAATATTTTACTATCTTTTTTTGCTTCTTCTACTAATGTGTGTGTTCCTGTATTTATAATTTCTTGAATTTTTTCTAATGTTTTTTTAGGATTTTTTTTTCCAGATTTTTTTAATATATTTTCTACGTCATTAATACTATTTATTTTACCATCAAATTCTGAAATTGCTTTAATCGTATCTGTATATTCTCTTGTTTTAAATGATAAACCTTTTTCATCTTCAGCATTTGCTTTATGAATCAGCATTTTGAAACAATATATAATATTTTCTTTAATAGAATAGTTCATTTCTATATTTTCGTATTTAAACTTTAAGTCTGTTAAATCTAATTTTTTTTTATTTTCAATTATTTTTATAAAATTTATTAATTCTTCTATAAATAATCTTTCAATTAATGGTTTCCAAGATTTATCCAAAAAGGACATTTATACTTTTACAAAAAAAAAATATTTAATCAAATTTAATAATTAATATATTATTAATTAGTATGTTTGCTTAAAAAAAACTTTTTATGTTTATCTTTTTTAGGTTTTTCTTCTATCAATTTATTTTCTATTACTTTATCTTTTTTAGGTTTTTCTTCTATCAATTTATTTTCTACTACTTTATCTTTTTTAGGTTGTTCAACTATTGTATCTTTATTTATATCAATATTCTCTGTTTCATTTTTATTTTTGTCAAAAATAATGTTCTTACTAGTTTGGTTTAATATATATAAATTATCTAATAAATATTTATGTTCATTTTCTAATGCATCTGGTAAAAATTCTTTTAAAAGTTCTAGAAAATCTTCATTCTTCTCTATACTTATTTTATAAAGAATATCAATCTTTATTCTTAATATTTCATTACAAACTGCTCCAAAATTTTCCAATTGCTTTGGACTCAGATCAAGTAGCATTATTGTTGTTATCTTTATTTAAAAAAATATTTTATTAATCAAATTTTTAAGCACTAATATTTATTATTATCTCAATAAACTTCCATAATCTTTCATATTAAGCTGTTTTAACAAATTATTATCTTTACATTTTGAAACTATTAATTTACCATTATGTAATAAATCATCATCATCAAAAATATTACTCATAATTTCTCTTTTTTCTAATTGAATTGATGCTATTCTTTGGTCTATTGTTGAAAATTCCATTTTTTGATCAAACAATATAAATCTATGAACTGATACTATATTTTTTTGACCTATACGATATGCTCTACATATTGCTTGTATTTCATTAGAAGGATTCCAATCTGCTGAAGTAAAATATACTTCAGAAAATTGTTGTAAATTTATACCAACTCCACCTGCATTTATTTGAATTATTAATACTTTCGGTAAGTTATCTAATATTTTTTGTTGTATATTGATATCAAAATTATATTTTACAAATAATAAATTAATTACTTTTAAACTATCATTACTATTAAAACTTGCTAATATTGATGCTCTCTTATCTGCATTCATACTTCCATGATATTGTTTTGATAATATACCTTTCTTTTTTAAAGATTCTTCTATCAGGTTCATTTCTTCTCTAAAATGACAAAATATTAAAGATTTATTATTTGACTCGTATATCATATTTGTAAGATGATCTATTTTTGTAGAATTTTCACAACACCAATTTATTTTTTTATTTAACTTTTTTGATAGTGCTCTTATTGCTATCTGTGGATGAATAGATGCTTGTCGTAATCTAAGTAATAATTCAAAATATACTATTGATTTTAAACTTTCTGATAATTCATCATCTTCTAATATTTCATCATACTGTTTGGATATATAATTTTGTATTTTTTTATATACACTTCTTTCACTTTCTGTATCATATTCCAAAGCATGATCATATTCTATTAATTTAGGTAATTTTAATTCAGAATTAGTATTTTCTACCATTTTTTTAGTTCTTCTTAAAAGTAACATTTTATTCAAGTATTCTAAACAACTTTTATTTAAGTATTTTTTAGGAATGTTCAAAAATTTATATAATCCATAAATATCTTTTTCACTGTTTTGAATAGGTGTCCCTGTTAATCCCCATACTATATCTCCTTTTAATTTATTAAGCATTTTAAATATTTTTGAAGAAGTATTTTTTATAGTATGAACTTCATCTACAATGATTCTATCCCATTTTCCATAATAATGAAGAATTGTCTGTGGGTCTACTATTTTTGATTTTCTTGGCTTATTATAAACCATACCATAAGTAGTTATCAATATATCAAACTTTTTTTCATATAAATCTTTTATTGACATACATCTATTAGATCCATAATGTATATATATTAATAAATTAGGTAAAATTTTTTCTATAGCATCTTTCCACTGATCTATAATTGATGTTGGAACTATTATAAGTGTTTTACTTCTTAAATTCCCCAACATCATTCCACAACATTCTATTGTTTTTCCTAGTCCTGGTTCATCACACAATAATCCGCCTTTGATATGTATAATTTCATTTGTCTCCTTATTTGTCCACACATTTCCTGTTATCTCTCTTTTAATCATCCATTTTATAGCTTCTTCTTGATAAGAATATATTGAATATCCTGCATTCTTTAAGTTTGAAAATACCTTATTGTAATTTTCATTTAATTTTGTCATGGCTCTGCTGTTGAGAGGTTTATATGTAAAAAATATTACAACTTTATTACATCAAATTTTTTATCTGTTAAATAAAAAAAAATGTAGTATTTACTATATCTATATTATAAATTATTTTTTTAGAAATTATTTTATATTATTATTATAAAATTCTTCAGGAGGCTCATCTATAAATAATACTTTATTTTCACTTTCTAAAACTCCTACAAATTCCATTGATTCTTTATCATCTTGAAATACCCATTTGTTTTGTAGCACTTTTAGAGCTCTACCCCCACTATCTATTTTATTTCCATTATCATCTATACAAATATCTTCCATTTTTTCAGGATCTAATTCTATATTAGAACTATTTTCTTCTTCTATATTGATAGCTTCTTCTATCTTCTTTTTTGATTTTCTTTCTTTCTTTTCTACTAAATTATCTTTAAGCTTTCTACCTTTCTTTTTTGGTATCTCCTCTTTACAATCTTCTGGATGATTAATACACCATACCCTATTCATTAAATTTACTTTTGAACCTGATATAGCTAAATTATTTTCAATACAAATATTTTTTAATTCTTCTATTTTAAATAATTTTAAATCATCTAACTTTTCTGCCTCTCTATAGTCCGCTATTTTTTCTACTTTTCCTTTTGCCTCTTTACTTTTTTTATTGCTTTTTAAATTTATAATTTTTAATTGAATTTCTTTTGGTATACATTCAAGAACACTATCTTCAGGAAGATTATGTTTTTTTGCAATTGTTTTAGCCAAATCTACTGTAGATTTTTCCAATTGAGAAATAAAATCTATTTTGGAAATATTGTGATATTTATCTTCTTGTGATTCTCCGTGTGCATCTGGACCTTTTGACATTTTATAAATATCATTATTTAATAATTTATTTAAATCAAATTTTTTTTCTAATTAACTATTATTAAATTAATTAATTTTATTATCATAAAATTTTTTTATTCTTAATTTTATATCAATTAAATAATCATACCATGTTGGATTAAAAATTCTATAAGCTTTATTGTAACTTATACCGGTTGAATCCATTATCTCTTCTATAATTTTTTTCTCATTCATATATATTACCTCTAAATATTTTCAGATAATTGTATAATATTTTTTTTCCTAATTTGCTATTTATATTAACTTTTCTTCTTGTATTTGGATTTATTATTTTATTATATCCACCTTGTTGTGTTAATAATTCTCCTATAAATATTGGAGGCATTGTTTCCCAAACACCATATTCAACCATACCCCCTATTCTCTCTCTACTTACTGCAGGATAATATCCGACATCATTTCCATTTCCATATTGAATATTACCCATACTATTTTTATTTTTTTCTAAATAGTTTTTATTCATATTAATTATATATTATGTATATAAAAATAAATTAATTTTAATATTGAATGAATGGTATTATTTATATTAAATCATCTAATTATTCTGAAGCTATTGTTGAAAATAAATTTGATCAAATTTATATAAATGGTTATGAAAATATTGGTAATATTTTTCATGGTGATTATGTTAATATTACAAATAATAAATGTAATCTTATAAAATCTAATATTTCTAGTAAAGTTCTCATAGGCGTGCTTGAGCTATATTCTAAATATAAATTTAAACCAAATAAACGAGGAGTTGATACATATAATTTTGTGTCTTTAGAAAAATGTTATCCTAACTTTTTGGTCTCAACTACTACTAAAAAAAAATATTCTAAAAATATTATAGTCACTATAAAATTTTTATCTTGGGAAAATACTTTACCTTTTGGTGAAATTATTACTATATTGGGAGAAATTGATAATAATGACGCTTTATACGATGGAATTTTATATAAATATCAATTAACTAAAAAATATCTGAAATTAGATAAAAATTTTATAAATAATTTACATGATAATTATAATATTGATCAATATAATGATATTACTAGTTATGAAGTCATATCTATTGATCCTATAGGTTGTAAAGACATCGATGATGCAATGTCATTTAAAGAATTAGACAATAATAAAATACAATTAAATATACATATTACAGATGTTATCGGAACTCTTATTTATCATAATTTACACTTATTATTCCTCAATGATGATTTAACTACGTCCATTTATGCTCCTCATAAAATATTAAATATGTTTCCAGAATTTCTTAGCTGTGGTCTATTATCTTTATTACCTGGAAAAAAACGTTTAGTTTTAACATTAAGTCTTATTATACAAAATAATTTAATAATTAGTAGTTCTATAATTAAAAATATAATAATCAATAAATATGCTTTTTCTTATGAAGATTTTGAAAAAAAACATTTCTATAATTGTAAAAGTAAATATTATAAAATAATAAATATAGTAAAAAATTTGCAATATAAAAATTTATACAACAAATTTTATAAACATTTTGATAGTCATAAATTTATTGAAAAATTAATGATAATCTTCAATTGTGAATCTTGTAAATTTATATTAGATAACAATGATAATCCTGTATTGAGAATTCACGAAAAAAATTTAGAAAATGAAAATTTTAAAAATATAGATACTGAATTAGCTAATTTTTTACAAATTATAAATAATAAAGCCGCAAAATATACTATTAGTAATGATCAAAATTATCACTATGCTTTAGATTTATCTAATTATTGTCATTTTACTTCACCTATTCGTAGATATGTAGACATATATAATCACTATTTAGTTCATAAAATACTTGATAAAAAATTTATAAATTTTAATCTTAGCATTAATCTTGAAAAAATTAATGATACTAATAAAAAAATTAAAAAGGCTGAACAATGTTTTTCTTATATTAAATTATCTCAAATTATTACTAATCAAAATAAAAATGATTTTGTTGGTTATATTTATAATTATAACGATATTTCAAAAAAAATTAGTCTATATTTACCAACTTATAACTTGACCTTAGATAAAAAAATTATTCAAAAAAAATTAATAGATCGATATGAAATTAACCAAAACAATAATTATTTAGAAATTTTAGAAAAAAATACAGAAAAATTGATAAAATATCCATTGTATGAATTATTGAATTTGAAAATTTATAAAATTATTAATAATAAAATTCCTTATGATAAACTAATATTAGAAATAGTATCCTGCCATTACATGATTTAATGGCTCTTAGAAATATTTTTTTATTTATAAATGTAAATAATAAAGTTTCTAATTATATATACATATACTATATAAATTTATTTTATAAATGTAAAATAAAATTTTTAATTAGAAACTATTAAAATGTTCCATTATATCAACTAGATTTTTTTTTGTCGTATCGTATCCTTGTAAGATTTGATGTTTCTCTTTCTCTTTTACATTAAATATGTCAGATAATAATCTGCACAATTTATCATTTATAACAATTAAAAAATCCACATTTTCTTCACTATAATTTATCAATTTTTCTATTTCTTTTTGTTCAGAAAAATTCTCGATATCCTCTATATTTTCCATAACTTTTTCTTTTAATGATTTGTAGTATTGATCTTCTGATTCTAGATCAGATAAATTTTTTGTTAATATTAATAAAACACTAATTATATTTGTTAAATGAAATCTATAAATTAAATTTTTTACTTCATCATTCCAATTATTCTTTTTTAGCTGTATTATATTTATATGTTTTAAAAATAAATCATACATCTTACCGTTAATAATATTAATAGTTTGATTTAAATAGGGGGTTCTGACTTTATACAATTCTTTTATCAACTGATGTTTTGATTTTAATCTAGAAAAACATGGATTAGGAGTAAATAAAAATAATACCATATTTTTATATAGATATTGCTGTTTGGTTAATTTCACTATCACTATGTATCTTGATAAAGCATTGTACGCGCATATAGGGCAGTTTTGATGTGGATATTCTATCCTAATTTCATCATTATAATAATTTGTTATTTCTTCTATCTTCTGCTCGTCGTTTGACTTTTTTTTTATTATTTCTAATATTTTTTTAAGCTCATTTTTGTAATCTACATAATCTACATATTTTATTTCTTCTTTTCCGATGTTGTATTCATTTCTAAACATTGGTGGTATGTTATCTATATATAATTTATCTATAAATTTCATC